TAATGCACCAGCACACATCACAGGACTTGTACTGGTTGTAAAAATGAATCCACTAGCAACACTGCGTATAGCATCAATGGCAACAGCATCGCCTGCAATATATCCGCCTTGACATCCAAATGCTTTGCCTAATGTGCCGTTAATGAAATCTACGTTGTCTTGTAATCCCAGTAATTCAGTGAACCCACCGCCGGTGTTACCATATAAGCCAACAGCATGAACTTCGTCGATATATGTTATAGCACCGTACTTGTCTGCTATTTGAGATATCTCTTCCATGTGACTTATTTTGCCGTCCATGCTATAAACACTTTCGTATACTATACAAGCGGTACCGTCTATAGTTTTGAGTATACTTTCTAACTGGTCCATGTCGTTGTGTTCAAACACATGTTTAGGAGCGCCACTGTGTCTAATACCTTGAATAAGGCTTGCATGGTTTTTGCTATCGCTTACAAATTCAATATCTGGTATAATCTTACTAAGTGCAATTAAACTCCACTCGTTAGCAACATATGCACTTGTGTATAACAATGCACTTTCTTTACCGTGTAAATTAGCAAGCTCACGTTCTAGTGCAACATGGTAGTGACTGGTGCCAGCAATATTTCTAGTACCACCACTGCCTGCTCCAGTTTGGTCTAGTGCAGTATGCATTGCATCCAGTACTACTTTGTGCTGACCCATACCTAAGTAGTCGTTACTACACCAGTTAACAATGTTTTTGATATTATATGGTCCGTAGAACAGTGCATGTGGATACTCTCCACGTGCTCGAAGTATATCATTGAATACCCGGTAGTTGCCGTTACTCTTTAGATTGGTTATTACTTCTTGAAACTTGTTTTTGTCTATCAATTGCTCGTCCCTTTACTAGCATAATTATATTTATAGTTAATTGTTGACATAAGATAAAAATGCATATATAATAGAAAGTAACTAGGAGTCTGACATGCATATAGTAACAGGTGCCGCTGGGTTTATCGGTAGCAATATGGTAGAACACTTAAACAAACAAGGCCACACAGATATTGTTTGTGTGGATACACTAAACCGTGATAAAGTAGCTAACTTAGCAGGACTAGAGTTTATAGACTTTATAAGTCCTGAAGAGCTATTATTACAGGAATTCGGGGATATGTCAGCTCACACAGTGTGGCATTTAGGTGCTAATAGTAAAACCAGTAGTAGTGATTGGGATAGCATATATCAGAACAATGTAGTTTACACAAGAAAATTATCTGATAAGTTTAAAAATATTATATTTGCTAGTAGTGCAAGTGTGTATGGTGATAACGTGGAAACTGAAGAAGTTAGCAGTAATCTAGCACCCAAGAACATGTATGCGGCTACTAAGATGATGTGTGATAATAGTTTCATGTCTAATAAAAACATCAACAAAATGCAAAGCTGGCGTTTCTTTAATGTGTATGGTAATAGAGAATCACATAAGATATTAGCACAACAGGCTAGTCCTTATACAAACTTTATACATCAAGCAAAAACAAAAGGGTCGATTACACTGTTTGATAACAGTCGCGAAGTACTACGAGACTTTATCTGTGTTGATGATGTTGTGAAGATTATATATAATGTATACAGAGATAAGAATAAAAGTTTCATAAGTAATCTAGGCACAGGCAGCACATATAGTTTTCAGCAATGGGGAGAACTTATTGCTAAACATTATAATGCTGATATAGAATACATACCTGTACCAGATGAATTAAAAAACATCTATCAGAAATATACATGTAGTAATAACACTTATCTAATGTCAAATTTAAGCGAGTACGAATTCATTACACCAGAGAAGTTTGTAAAGGCGAACCTATGAAAGTATTAGTATTTGGTGATGTGGTCATTGACAAATATATCTATGGCACTAGTACGAGGATTAGTCCTGAAGCACCTGTGCCTGTTGTAACATATGGACACACAGTTGAAACACAAGGTGGTGCAGGGCTTGTTTACGAAAACTTGAAAAGTTTAGGCGTTGATGTTACACTATTGCAAACTGACCAACCCAGTAGTATTAAGACACGCATTATATGTGATGGGCATTATATTACACGTATAGATGATGATAAAAACGCAGATTCAAACGCTGTACTTAAAAATGTACAGCGTAGTGATTTCTCCCAGTGGGATTATGTTGTACTAAGTGACTATGACAAAGGTGTACTAGATAATGCTAAAGAAATTATTGCACACATAAACAAGTGTGGGTGTAAAGTTATTGTAGATCCAAAACGTTATGCACATGAGTATAAAGATGCATGGTTAGTAAAACCCAACAACAGCGAATACACCAAGTTTGAATTTGACGAGTGGCAAGGTAATATTATTACCACTGATGCTGGGCATAGTGTAAGTGCTACAATAGATGATGTTGAATATACGATCCCTGTTGAACCTGTTGAAGTAAGTGATGTTACAGGCGCTGGAGATTGTTTCCTAGCAGGATTTGTATATGCCCTTACTCGGGGATACAATTATAAAAAATGCTTAGAGATAGCTGTTGGTGCAAGCACAGAAAGTGTTAAGCATACTGGCACATATATACTGACCAAACAAGATGTAGAATATACTAAAGTGTTTACAAACGGCTGTTTTGATATTATGCATCGAGGACATGTCGAAATGCTTCGTGCTAGTAAACAACTAGGCGACTGGTTAGTAGTAGGTGTTAATACAGATCAAAGTGTTAGACGATTAAAAGGCGAAACAAGACCTGTCAATAATGAAAGTGACAGAAAAGTTATGTTAGAAAGTTTAGACTTTGTTGATGAAGTTATATTGTTTGATGAGGATACTCCTGTTGAATTGATAAAACGCATACAGCCAGACATAATTACAAAAGGCGGGGACTATACAGTAGACACCGTCGTAGGCAATGAATTAGCAGATGTCGTAATACTACCAACGCTAGATGATTATAGCACAACAAATACAATACAAAGGATTAACAATGACACAACTTGATGGTACAGTAGAAAAAGGCTGGGGACGAGAATTAATCTGGGCAACCAACGACAAGTACTGTGGTAAGATTATGTATTTTGATAAAAAAGGTTCTAAGTTCAGTATGCACTTTCATAAAGACAAAGATGAAAGTTGGTATGTACTCAGGGGTAGTTTTACACTGCATACTATGAATACCAACACAGCCGATGTAGAAACTGTAGTGTTGACTCAAGGTGACACATGGCGCAATGAGCCTATGCTTCCTCATCAACTAGTAGCAATGGAAGATGACTGTGTTATTATTGAAGTTAGTACACCTGACAGTGTTGAAGATAATTATAGGATTGCGAGAGGCGATAGTCAAACATGAGTAGGATGAGACGATGAAAACACAAGATGACATAGACTTTATTGAATCTCATCCACTAATAAGCAGAGTAGAAGTTATTGGTAAAGGCAGAGAGTTTGTAAAGCATGGTGTCAACGGTATCGACATTAGCTTCCAAGACGACGGTAAAACATTAAAAATATTTTTAGGAGACTAAAAACTATCTAACCAGTTTGGTAAGTCTGTTTGATCTCGCTCACGTTCGTATATAGTAACTAGTTTGTCAACTAGCTGTTTGTTTTCCAATACAACCCTTGCACCTCTGTGTAATGGCTTGGGCCAGCAATTTATTCCTACCCATGAATATCCACTACTTTCATGATTACAATTGGGTATAAATTCTTCAAATACTGTAACGCAAAATGTATTGTATGTAAATTTACCATCGTCACTTAAAAATATATGCAGTGGTTGAACCTTGGCAATGTCAGGTAATATACCTATTTCTTCTCTACATTCTCTAAGCAGTGTCTCAATAGGACGCTCACTCTTTTCAGCTTTGCCTCCCCAAAAACTCCAAGTTAGTGGGTGACTGCTTCGTTTGCTTCTTTGCTGTAACATTATTCTGCCTGTGTCTAAGGCGAGAAAACAACAGCCACTTGCTTGTATCATAGGTATGTTCGCCAAAATCCAGAGTTGTATGTTCCCTCAAATGCATTAACCCACTCAGTGCCGTTGTACTTGAGTCTGTCGTTTGTAGTTGTATTTGTTGTTTGCTGTACGGTCGCCGCGTTAGCAATAGCATCGAAACTAATATCCCATGCCGTTCCGTTGTATTGTATAATATCGTGCTTCTTGGCTACACTGCCCAACCAGCCTGTGCCTCCTGCTACGTCTTCTGTTAGCAGATATCTGTCGCCAGCAACTGCCGCAGATAACGTTCCGTCGCCTGGTGTATTAGTTTGTGGATTGATTGCCGCATCTACCGCAGTTTGAGTCGTAGTTGGGAAAGTAGCAGTGTCCATTGTAATATCTAGTAAGTTAACATTTATTGTATTAACAGTGATGTTTCCTATAATATCTCCAGTAGTAATACTAGGGTCATTGGTTTGTTTTAATCTAAGTTGACTTATACCGGCTCTAAATTCTCCAAACCCTTTGTATACTTCTACCCAATTCAACGGGTTGCCGTCTGTTCCTAAATTTGTATTATGTCTGTTCAATAGTTGTGCAGTACCTTTACCATCTGCACTCATTGAAAATGCCATTTTAAAGTTTTCTAGTGTAACAACTTTATAACTGGTAAACAATGGTGTATAGCTACCACCTGCTCTGAGTGCAGAGAGAGCATCTTCATCTACGTCTTCGATGTTGTCAATGATAGTGTGTATAATCGATTGTTTAGTAACTTTCGCAGGAGGATTAATTAGTACAGGTAAAGTAAATGTCATAGTACTGATGTCAATAATGTCATCGACGCCACTTGGTATTGCTCTCATACTCCATGTACTGGCAATTAATTCAACGTAGCTTAGTGTACTCCAATCCAATGGATTATTACTAGTGTGTATGTTTAGTGTAGGGTTAAACAGTACTAGTATTTGTTCTAGTAGCTGTAGTTTTTGTTCTGTGTTCGATGTCCATACATCCACTTGCATAGTTAAGTTATATGGCACAGGCATGTGTCTTTTAATACTGTAAGCATTGCCTTGCTCATTCAAATAAGTTCCAGTAGCTTCGTCAAACTTTTTCTCATATACAGGCACAGTTTCTTCATATTGTGGAGAACTTCTACGATCAGGTGCAGTTTCCAATCCAGTAACATGACAGCTAATAAACGGAGTTGTTTGTATCATGTTTTCACTATTCTCACGAACAATGTGTGCTGCCATTCTACTAACATCACCATAACGCACAGGCGCAGTTTGATAAACTACATTACCTTCAGCATCGCTGTGCATTGCAACTTGAAATCCTGCAAAAATACGAATAAACTGTTGGATATATCTTCGCAACTGTTTGTCGTAGAAATAAGGCACCGCTGTTATTTTATTGGATGTCTTGGCCATTATGTGTTATCCGCTTTTGTTTTGAGTACTTTGCTCATAGCTGTTTGTTCTTTAAACTCTTGATCATCTACTATAGTAGTACGTGCCGCATTATTAATAAATCCACTTGCATTGTATGTACGATCTGTCCAGGTTTTATCACTGATGTTGTCATAAAGTCTATGCCATTTGCTTCCACGTCTTGCAAATAGTCTATTAGGATTAAAGTCGTTTCTTATAAAGTAATCGCCTTCGTTTGGATCGCTTGGGAATTGATCTCCGATGTTAATTGCTTCGCCATGTTTATAAGTATCGTCTCGGTTAACAATACCTCCAGCAGTGGCATCATCATATCCGAACAAATGATCTACTAGACTTTTACCAATTGGATCTTCTTTATCAGCCGCAGATACAATAGCATCACTAATATTAAATTCTGATTTATATGTACTGAGATCATTTTTGAGACTGTTTGCATCATCACTGTCGCCAAGTATATCGTAGTACTCTTGACTGTCTGTGAGTGGTGATAGTTTAACACGCCAAATATGTGGATACCACGTTTGACTAAATCCTTCTGCACCTCTATTCGCATCGTTAACAACATAATATTTGTTGATAGCTTTTTTATCGTTGCTGAGTAATAGTGCATCTCTTAAATGCGGCAACTCTAAAACATCTCCGGGCATAAGTTTTCTACCCATAATGTCAACCATTTCGTTCATGTGAAATGACATATACAACTGGTCATTACTGAGGAACAACCCGAATTGTGTTAGGTCAAAGTCTGTATCCTGCACATTGTATATGCCTCTGAGGTCAAAAATATCTTTGTCATACTTGCGGTCTCTGTTCTCCATAAACAGCAAGTCTTGTATTTTTGTCTCATTTATAACACCGCCTATGTTAATCTCATCTCCACTAAGTGGATCTACTTCTGCTCCGCTTAGATAGTTGGGCTGGCTGGGGTCGTTCTTATCATTACCTACTGCTGGTCCTATGTATTTGTGTACATGAACTCCAGTACCTCCAATACTAAACTGTTCACGAATGGAGTTATCCATGTAGTGGTAATCGTTAGTTTTAGTCGGTTTATATAAAGTCAATCTTGGCATACAGTTATTTATCGTGAATAAAAAGTAAATAAGATAAAGTTAGGTGTTGACACCATGATGTCTTATTGCTATAACAGTATTAAGAAACAATGTAACAGAGAAGGAAGATAACATGCAAACTCAGTTAAGCACAGCAGAGACAGGCACTGGAATTTGGAACCGTTATGTTAATAAAGCAGGTTCAGATAATTCGATTCGTTTTAGCTTCGAGCGTGAAACACGCAACGGTGAGTGGGCTTACGATCTTCCAATTTGGAACATTAGTTATACCGAAGATGGTTATAATTATTCTTACGTGGGTTGTGTAACAGCATTTCCAGGAGATGGCGTTAAAGCTACTATAAACGGAACCACTACAGTTGAAGGTACAGATCCGTTTACAGTGTTTGAAAAAGCAGTTATTAATGCAGATGAAAGTGCATGTGAGGCAATTTGGTATGCAGATCCAAAAAATGCATAACCCACAAGGGTTGACAAATAATTTAAAGATGCTAAATTAGTAAGTAGGCATAAACCGCAGAGGAGACGAACATGGCTAAAGTAAACAAAATTACAGGTCGAGTAGTTAAAAAGAAAGTTGTTACCAAGCGTATCAGTAAACGTGGATTGCAAGCACCTGGGTTTGATGGCTGGGAAAACATGAGCGGCGCAAGGTTTAGTGCTCAGAAGCGTAGTAATAACAGCTTCTGGTATATGAACTACAAGCACAATGAAAATATTGAACACTGCTTTGAATGGATGAAGACTGCTGGATATGACAAAGCAACAATC